AATATTGATACAGTGCTGATGAAGCGTTTCCAGCAAGCCACATTTTATCGGTATCTCCGTATATTGCATAACCCGATGTGTTATCTGGAGTAATATCCCATTTCTTTTCAACATAAAAAGTATCTGCTGAGTTTGCAGTAATTCTTCTTCGTTGTCCAATTCCTTTACCAGAAACAATTCTCAACTGATAATTTGCATATCGGTCGTATGCATAAGTTGCTCCGCTTTGAACCAATGTTTTTGCAGCAGCAGAAGAAGCAGTCACACCGCTAATAAATACTCCACCAGCCTCACCTGTTCTGTCGATTGCAAAATCCGTACCCAAGGAAGCAGCATGATGCATTGGACCGGAAGGGGTTTTTGTGAACCAAGAATCCAAAAGAATATCATAATATTGAAACGCAGCAAATGGTGTGGATGCTGCGGCTGTCATCAACCAAATTCCACCCGTCATTATTTGGTATATTGAACTTTCATCGGGAGTAACCGTCCAAGATGAATCTACAGTCAAGACACTGGATTCAATTACAAAGTTAGTTTGAGCACCAGCAGTTGTAACTGGTACTGCAAAGGGGGTTACGGCAGAAAAACCAGTATTGTTAAAAGAATCTACTGCTTGATGGTTGGTATCAGAGAATGTCAGAGTGGTTGTATCATTGTAAAGAATTCTTCTTACTTGAGACTGACCAGTACTGAATGTCAAACGACAGTTGTAACCGTCCCATTGATTAACTCTCCATTTTTTGGTAGAGTCACCGATTTGAGTTGCGCTGGCAGTTGTTGCCAAACCATTGTCGTGAATCACTCCATCCGAGCAAGCAGTAATTGTTCTTTCTTGTCCTGCACCAGTACCATAAAGAATTCTAATTTTACTTCCTACACAAACATTTCCCAGTCTACCAAGTCCACCAATTGTTATGGTGGTGGAAGTTGCGCTGATTGTATGTCCTCTGCTTCCAGCGTATGCAGCATATTTTCCGGCAACGGCAGTCGCAGGAGCAATATTTGGTGCAGCACATTCTTGCCATGAATCACTATAGGTATCATATCTGAACATTGCCTGACCCACAATGTAGTACATATATCGCGCACTGGCATCAGAGGCCAACAAAGTGGCGGTGCTGCTTGTTGCTGTGGGGGCAAAACGCATCCATTCGAATACGGGTTGATCAACTTGTGGTTTTAAAAGATTTGTTACTGGCATAATATTTTCCTATTAACTAAATGATAATTTAGAACGAATTGCTTGAGCATAACAAGCTTGAGCATCATTGGCTACACGCCATAATTGATGAAGTGGACCTTCTGAAACCAATCCTACTGCCTGTGATGTCGATAGAGTATATGGATTTACTGCTGAGTTGTTGAATGTTGTAGCGGTTACAGCATTGTTCACATTGGCTGTGGCTGTAACTGTTCCCGAAACAGGAATAGTGCCGTTAACTTCGGTTGGCGCCGCCAAGTTGGTTCCGATTGCTTCTATTACGACTTTTTGGCGTAGACGGGAATCAACAACAGCATTGCTTTCCAAAAGTTTGTTCATGCGACGAAGAAGTGTTGCTAGGCTTTCTTCATAACTCTCAACATCAATGTAAATTTGCAATGCATCAGTTGCATTCATAGATGCTGTATTATAATCTAAAGTCAACACATTGTTGGCAAAACTTACTGCACCATTGGTTGAATCAGCAAAATTATAAATTATTGTGTTTGCTGTGGTGTTTGTGATGAGAAGAATATTTGCAAGTGTAATAGTATATTGAAGACCCGTAAAAGTTACGGTCTTGGCTGCTGGATTAAAGGTGTATCCACCTACTATATCTGTTCCGACTAATCTTTTCATTTGTGTTCCTCTCTATTTATAGCACTGTTGCCATAGCAATTACAAAAGCATAATTTACAACACCATCTGCACCAGTGTTACCTTGTGGGCCTGTAGGACCTGTGTTTCCTTGAATACCAGTGTTTCCTTGAGGACCAATATTCCCCGTAGCACCAGTATTACCAGTATTACCTTGAGGACCAGGAACAACTGAATCAGCACCAGTATTACCTTGAGGACCAGTTGCACCCGTGTTACCAGTAGCACCAGTGTTTCCTTGTGGACCAGTATTTCCCTGTAACCCAGTTGGACCCGGAACAGTTGAATCTGCACCAGTAGCCCCAGTGTTTCCTTGAGGACCTGTAGGACCAGTTGGACCAGTAACACCTTGAGGACCTTGAGAACCATTACTGGTTGGTTGAACCCACTGATTACTATTACCATCATTAATATAAACATATTCAATACCAGTATCGGAATCCATCCAACGATATCCCAATGTAATACCAGAATCAGTTGGTTCTGAGGATTGATAATAGTATGTACTCCCACTACTCAAAGTTGAGATAGTTACAATTCCAACGCCCTCTGCTGGAGATAATGTAATTCCCGATCCTGCAACAATTTGAGCAACACCACTAATAGGACTAGAACCACCCGGAATATTAACTTCTACATTTTTACCTTGTCGAGTTACAGTAACACCACTTCCAACAAAATTAATGTCACTAACAGATCTTAAAAGATATCGTCCTTCATCTTTAATTCCAACTGCACCACCTCCAGTAGGAATAGCGGTAGCAAGTTTATTAATAGCAGCTTGTATATCTGTATTTTTAAATTGATCTAAAACTGTTGTAAGTTTTTTAGAATCAAAATGCAATACTCCATCTTCAATAATTAAAGGATATTCTACATCTAATATTCCAGTGTCACCTTTTTCTCCTTGTGGGCCTACTGATCCTACTTCACCTTTTGGTCCAACAAGACCTTGAGGGCCCATAGATCCTCTATCACCTTGATCTCCTTTTTCTCCACGCGGACCTTGCGGTCCCATGGGGCCTTGAGGTCCAGCTTGACCATCAATTCCATTTTCACCGGGTAATCCTTTTTCTCCTTGCAAGCCTTGAATGCCTTGCAGACCTTGTGGACCAACCAATCCTTGATCGCCCCTATCGCCTTTTTCACCCTTTTCTCCTTGTTTTCCTTCTGGACCTTGAGTTCCTTGGAGACCAGTTTCCCCTTGATCTCCTTTTTGTCCCTTTTCTCCGTCTTCTCCTTTTGGACCCCTAGGGCCTTGTGCTCCAGCCGGACCAATTGGTCCAACTTGGCCCGGTAATCCAATTGGACCCTCAACGCCTTGATCACCCTTTTCTCCTTTAAGTCCTTGTTTTCCAATTACAGGAGTTGTTTCTTTAATAATTGTTCGTTCAACTATTTCAACTTTTGTCTGTGGTTGGTTGTAAACTATTTTTGGTTTTTCGACTTTAGTGGCTGGAATATATTCTTCAAGTAAATTTTTTATTTGAATAGAATTTCCATAAACTTTAACTACTTTATTATTTGATTTTTGTATAAAGTAGTGTTCGGCAACACCATGTCCCAATTGAATTTTTTCATCATATTGGCAGGGCGCAACTTCCTTTAAATATTCATTCTGCAAAAATGAAGCAGCTGGTCTTTTGACTTTGTAAATTTTTCCATCTACAGAATCATAAGTTTGTGAAGGAGTAAAAAGAGCTCTTATTTTACTAGCATTACCTTCAATTAAATATTCTTCGCCATCTAAATTTCTTAAAAATAATTGAGTTAATCCAGAACCAACTTTTATTATTTTTGGAGAAATTACAGATTCAACAATAAAAAATTCATCCCCACTCAGCATTTCTGGATGCTGTTTGGTCAATTTTAAAGATGTTTTGTTCTTTCCAAAGAACATTATGTTATTTGTGATACGTTAGACAATACTTGTATGTTTCCACGTAAAATTGTTTGTAAGTCTTGAATAGAAGAATGGTAAACTTTTACATCATATTTACACATTCTATCTGCAGTTAAATTATTTGCAAAAGAAGACCCAATACAAAAATTAACAGTTCCACCTGCTGCTGCTGCAGAAATTCCACCAGTAATACCTTTTGGAAAAGCTAAAGTGGCATTTGTCTCAATATATTGTGTATATCCTACCACAAGAGGCTCATTATAATAACCAGTTCTAACTTGCATATATAGGGTGGTTCCACCAAAATCAAATGTAGAACCGCTCGTCAGACCTGTAAAAAATCCAGACCAACGAGCAGTGTCTCCCTTTACTACAATAATGTCATTGTTTTGAGCCATTGATTCTCCAAAAAATAATGACCTATATTCTAGGTCATTATTAAATATTTAGAGATTATTTAAAGCTTTACTAAGGGCTTTGACAAATCAATATTTAAAGTAGTTTTTACAGCATATTCATTTACTTGTTTAATTGTTTCTTCTTGCTTTTTTACAATTTCTTCTTGTTGTTTGAGCAATTGTTCATTAAATTTTACAACAGTATCATGATAAAGCTTTCGGTTATTCAAAATTCTTTCTCTTTCTGATTGAGGTAGATATTTTTCTGAAAGCAATTTGTCACATGCAGCAAGACCCATATGGTATTTACCAACATGTGCTGCAGTTGTTGCAATTTCATCTAATGCTCCCCAAGTATAAACGTTAGTGTCTACGAAAAGAATATTATTGTCTGGCAATGGAATGGTTAATGCATGATTCGCCATTATAAACGCATTTTTTGGTCTATTATGCTTTCTGTAAATGCAAGACATTTGCCAAAATGGCTCAGCTCTCACAGGAAGAGTTTCATGCGCCATTAAAAATGCATCTATAACTTGTTCAAGTGGTCTGTCTAATATTTCTCTACAAATTCCAACTCGCATCCAAGAATAAAACACTTCTTCAACCCAACCACCCATAGTGGTTCTCTTTAGATATTCTTTTTCTGCTTCTTCGAACATATGTGCATCAAAAGCAGATTGGGCCAGATAAAACTGTGTGCGCATATTATCAGGATGTTCTTCTAGATATTTCTTTAGAAAATTATAATCTCTTCTATACTTTTCTCTATCATCTCCATTTGTTTCTCTTGAACGGCAACCTTCTGTTCTAACTTCCCAGTAATAGTCACCTTCAAGTTTATGAATATTCATTGGCTGACGACAAACTGCATATTCATGCAGAGGCTCTTCATACCACCATTTTGTCTTAGCAATATTAAAAACTTGAGCCCGATACCATTCAAATGAAGCTCTTTTTATCTTTACAATGTAACCGTCTAGATCATCATCCAGTTTGTCTACTGGAAATTTTCCAGCAAGATTATCGTCAGCATCAATCATCAAAGCCCACTTGGTTTTGCCCATGCAAGCTTCTAATGCCAACGATCTATTATGACCAAAATGCTTCCACTCATGATCTAATATTTCTCCGGGAATTCCTTTTTTATCAAAAAAAGTTTTAATGATTTCTTTGGTATTGTCAGTTGATCCAGTATCACAAATAATATAATAATCGATATACGGGGCTACAGATTCTAAGCACCTTTCAATGTTTGGTGCTTCGTTCTTTACAATCATAGATAACGTTAACTTGTGCATATTCATCCTTATGAGTTAAAAAATTTACGAAGAGTACCTGGATTAAATTTAGGAATTAAATCCCAGTCATCTTTTTCATCATATTTAATAATTTTAATGCCATTAATTGGCATTTTATTTTGTATTTTTTCTTCATCTACAACTTCAATAAGTTCCCAGTCCTTTAAAAGTTGTACAATAGCATTTCTTCTTTTAATATCATCTTCTGATGTGTTTGATGGCAAACCATCCAAAGCAAATAATTCTTTAAAATGAGCAATAATGTATACTTCATTTTTATGAATTAAATGACAAGATTGATATAAAATATTTTTGCCTTTTGGCGAAACGCCAATGCGCGATAATGTTTCGCGCACAACCATAAAATCTTCTGGGTCCATTAACTTAATATGAACACCGACATTCTTAAAAATTTTATCTGAAATAACTGACATAAAACATCACCCTTTATTATTAATTCCACCCTTTTCTATGAACAATCTAATCTTGTCCAAATCACCGGGTACAAGTATATTTAGAACTTCTTGGGCTTTTGCATCGGTATATCCGTATGCCAGTTTTATAAGTTCAATATCGTTATTTTCTTCTTTTTTGGTCCACGGGCTAAATCGTTTTTTCTTTCTAATTGAAAACCTATGATAATCAAATTGCATCTTTTTATCCATTTCCCAGTTACAATTCATTTCATTGGCATGAAATATTGTGTCCGTAAAAAAGGATAGACAGCGATTTACAAGATATGGATTATATAAATTTGTATCTTTTTCGTCTTTATCCAATAAAGGATTTTTATTGTAATTGATGCTGTTTAAAAAATCACCAAGTTTCATTATGCAAACTCACAATCCATCATAAGTTGAACTACCATTGCCATGTTATTAATTTCTTGATCTGCAGCAAATGCAGATTTGTATTGATACTCGGCAATGATCAAAATAGCTTGAGGCATTGATGTGGGTTTAAGAACATTGTACAATTCGTTATAAAGCTTTTTATAAAATTCAGCAGTATTGAGATCGATATTATTCATCACCCACTTACGGCAAGAACCAAAATCTTTACTCTTCATGTATCCCAATAGTTCTTTATAAGAATCACAGCTACCTTGGGATAGAATACCCACATCGATTTTACCAGATGAAGAATACTTTTGTAGCTCATTAATAATTCTTCGTATGTCTGGGAAGTGTCTTTTGATCAGATTAACAAGAACCGGAACATCATAAGGAACCTTTTCGTTCTTTAGAATGGTTTCAATTCTTGCAAGAATCTGAGAAGCAATTGCTGCTTTTTCTGGAGAAGGTACAGTAAAATCAATACCAGTACAACGAGAATGTAGTGGGTCAATTACTCTGCTTTTATAATTGCAGGTAATAATAAATCGACAATTATTAGCAAATTCTTCAATTGCACCACGTAGACCAGTTTGAATAGCTGTAGTGGCATAATCAAACTCATCCAAAATAATGAGTTTGCCTTTCCCACTCAAAGATATTGTAGATGCGTATTGTCGAATTTTTACACGAAGAGTATCAATGCCTTTGTCTTCCGAACAATTGATAAGGATTGAATCCATACCAATATCATTCGCAAGAGCTTTGGCTACTGATGTTTTTCCTGTTCCGGCTTTACCGTAAAACAACATGTTTGGAATTTTGCCATCTTTATGCATACCATTAAAGATGATTCCCAAATCTGTTGGCAATATACAATCAGACAGTTTTTTGGGTCGATATTTTTCAACCCAAATCAAATTATTTGCAGACAAGATTATTCTCTTTCTGTTGCGATGATGTAAAACAAATTACCCGATTCGTGAACAAACTTGGTAATAATAGTTTTTGTCAAATACACTTTATATGAACCAGGATAAAGTTTAAGATCGGATACCTTAATTTTACCCATATAGTCCGGTCCATTGTAGTTTTCATCAATCACGATTGAAAAATTGTTGGAGGTATCATTTTTATTATCATGAATAAAAATACCCAACTTGCCATTTTCACCCTTAATCTCCAAATCATTAACTTGCAAAATATTTGCAGCTTTAATCATTTCATTCAGAGATGATTCATCAAGATCAAAAGAAAAAGTGTCAGAAGGAAGTTTTGGTTCTTTCTTTGGAACGTCAAGCAAACTTGCATCAGAATAATGATAACGAATAGAAGACATTCCATTTGAAATGTCAACATACTTTTCATTAAATTCAAGATCTGGGTTAGCAAACATGCTAATAACTCCCAGAAACTGATTCAAGTCCCAAATTGGCACTTCGGTTTCGAATTCCTCTTGGATAGTAGCCTCAGCATAAATGTTGAATTGAGGCGATACAGTTGAGATTTTTGTTCCGGGTTTAATAAGAATATTGGAGTTTATGGCTGCAAAATTCTTAAGCGTAGTAATAGTTTCTTTTGATAGTCTCATTTTAGTCACAGTTTCCATTATATAAATCCTTTACAGTTATTCAGAATCTTTTCGGTAAATTGAATTATTCAGTTGTTGTTTTTGTGCGTGGCGATTGCCTCTTTTGCTTTGCTTTTCTTGTTTCTTGCTAACACCAGAGGGTCTGTTTTTCCTACGATTAGTAAACTTTTCAAAACTGTCTTCATTCATAACTCTATTATATCTCCAATAAAAATAAAATCAAGTTTCAATCCATTGAGATCCGTTAGAATCTTTAAAATAGATATATTGTTTTCCAGATGTGCTAATCCAAGTTTGATTTTCAATCGGCTTTAAAGGCGGGCTAGAGCTAGTTATTGGATGATCTATACCAGTAGTCTTCCAACTCGCAGGACTCTGTAGAGGGCTTTCTACAGTGGTTTCTAGGCATTCATATACTCTACCTTGATTCAGAACAACATCCCCTCTAGAATAGAGTATAGGCTGTCCGGTGCCATTTTTTGGTTTATACTGTCCTTTAAACATTTAAAAATATTTATATTTGGGCTTTTATCTTAGAAAAATTATTTTTCTTTTCAAATTGCAGTGATTGATCAAATTTATCAACCAACTGATCTGATTTATGGCTTATGATAAAAACAGAACATTTATTTTTCATTTTGTTTAAGACTTTCAAGAATGATTCTGTTCCAGATGAATCCAATGATGAATCCAAAATTTCATCAAATATTAATAGATTGCAGTTAAGGCTGTTCTTCATCTTGGCAACTTCACGCCAAGTTAGCAGGATCGCCAAGTCGATGCGCTGTTTCTCTCCCTCAGAGAAAGAGGAATATGAGAATGCATCTCTATATCGTGATTTGATGGTCTCCTTGAATTCTTCATCGATGGTGAAGTCAACATAGAGATTAAGCTTTCCGAGGAACTTGTTAACGAGTCCATTGATGATGGGAACATAATGTTTGATAATGCGACTCTTAAGCCCCCCATCCTTGAGGATATCATAAACAACATCATAGTGAATTTGTTGAGAGATAAAAGATTCAAGTTTTTGAGCGGTGTCATTCTTTTTATTTTCTGATTCTGCAAGACTGTTTTCCAATATGGAAATATTGCTTGATGCTTCTTTGTCTTTTTTATCTTTTTCAATAACATTAATATTTGATTCAGAATTACCAATTCTATAGTTTATACTATTAATGTCTTGTGCTTTCCCTCTTGACAAGACCATAAGTTTTTCATATTCTTTTTTTAACGTATCAAGTTCTGCATTTTTCTTTTCAGCAATTTTAAGTGCATCTGAGCAATCTTTAACTTTCTTACGTTTTTCTTCTAGATGCTTTTCTTTTTGATCGATGGGCAGAACTTGTAAGCAACACTTACAAGTTGCATTTTCTTCTAAAGCTTTAATTTCATCTAAAATAGTTGACTGAAGAGTCTCAGTCTTTATCAACATAGATGCAACATCTTTAAGAGAATCAATCTTTTTGTTAATTTTTGTTATTTGATCTGTAAGCTTTTTATGCTCATCAAGTTCAGTCTTAAGTAATACTTTATCTTTATCTATTTGATCTTGGTATTCTTTAATACGATTTGTAAGAACATTTATATCATCTGTATTGCTGGTTTTTACTTGATCAATAAATTCTTTTTGAGATTTTATCTTTTCATGAAATATTTTTAAAATACTGTTTTGTTCTGCAATAGATGTCTTTAAAGCCCCTAACTGACCTTTTACATATACATTCATATCGGCCAAGATATCAAGCTCCAAAAGCCCTTCTATGATCTTTCTGCGCTCCATTGGGGTTAGTTGCATGAAAGGTATAAAGTTTGATTTGCCAAGGATTACAACTTGCTTAAAAGCAGAATAATCAAATCCTAAAATCTGTTCTTCAAACATTTCTTGGTAATCTTTAGATTTAGCATTTTGATCTAAAAGATTTCCATCTTTGTGAATTTCAAAAATTTTAGGAGCCAATCCTCTTTTGATTAGATAGTGTGAATTAGATTTTTTAAATTCAATTTCAACTAAACAATTTTTTGCATTAATTGTATTAACAAGTTGAGGAATATTAATTGGTCTAAATGGTTTTCCAAACAATCCAAAACACAAAGAATCTAACAAGGCAAAAGATTTACCGTGTCCATTGGTTCCGGTAACTAAAGTAGTCTTCCTGTTGTTTAGATCAATCTCTGAAAAATTATTTCCAAAAGAACCAAAGTTTTTAAATCTAACTTTTAAAAATTCAATCACTCTTCGTCCTCTGATAATGCGGAATTATAAGCATCATCTATTATTTTAGTAAGTATTTTTTTATCAATAGATTTGTCATCTATTGTCTTCAACTCTTCATGTAAAAGTTGGAGAGTATCCTTATGAACATCTACTGCCACCAATTCTGGGTTAGTAGAGACTTCTTCGGTTATTGCCAATTCTGCCACGCCCGCTTCATAGAATTTGTCAATGTACTTTTCAAAACTTGCAGCTTTAGTACGCTTCTTGATAAAAATCTTAATATAGCAGTCTTTGAACTTTGGGTAGTCAAGTTGTTGTGGTTCGTCTTCGTTATAATCAAACGTATAGAATAACTTTTTGTTATTTTCGACAAATACCAATTCTCTAGCCAAAAAGTCAAATACGTGGAATCCTTTTGGTTCCCAAACATCCGAGAAAGCCATTTGGTATTGCGTACCCAGATAATGAATATTGTCACGAGTGGACTTAATATGATAGTGCCCAGTAAGAACGTATTCAAACTTGTCGAAGTGTTTGGGATCATATCCTTGTTCAATAAATATACCACGAATACTCTGAAAGCCAAATAATTCCAGATGTCCCATAAGAAGAGAACATGTGGTATTGGTTATGAATTCTGCTGCTTGACCTTCATTCTCTGGGTTAATCCAAGGCAGAAGAGCCACGCATCCTGCTGAGGTTTGAATTTCAGTTGGCTCTGAATAGATTTGCCAGTTTTGATATATGGCTACCAACTCATTTAATGAATTAACATTGTTATTATTGCGGTGATAGGTATCATGATTACCACATATAGCAATGCACTTAATTCCCATGTCTTTGAGCGGTTCAAAAAATCTAGTTCTGACTTGATGAAGTGTCTTAAAGTTTATATACTTTCTACGGTCAAAAACATCCCCCAAATGGAAGATGGTTTTGATATTGTTTTCCTTGAGATAAGGAAACAATTGTTCTTCGAAGAATGATAAAAAGTATTCAAGTACGATAGGAGAATCGGCCTTATAGCCAAAATGGGTATCGTTAAGAATTACTGCTTTCATATATCTAATTTGGTTTTTTTGTTATTTTTTCTTTTCTTTTTTCTTGGTTTTGGTGAACACATTATGTCAAACCGTTCCATATCGGAATCAGTCAAACCAAAAAAGTCTTTTCTTCCTATATCAACACCAGCATATACTTCATTAAACCAATGTTGGAAGTCTTTGTTATTTTGTTGTTCTGCAAATTTATATTGAACATACTTTTCTTTTTTCTCTTTGTTTATAATACGAACAAAAGAAAACCAGCATATTTGGGTTAGGTAACCAAATGGGCTGGTGGAAAGCTTGGGATCAAAATTGTCAATGTATGTTACGCAATTTAATACCGCATCTGAAACCATTTCTTCTCTGTATGAGTAGTTTGCAAAATTTGGTCTAAACGATAATCGGGTTGCTATTTTAAGTATAGCGTCACCAATATAATCTGGTAATTTTGGTTTTTTCCTACCAGAATTTTCTGCGTCTTTGCACTTTTTTTTGTATTCAACCAAAGAATTATATAGTTCTTGATTATCTACATAATCAGCATCAGATGGTTTTGATTTTTTTTTCTTTGGCTTTTTCACTTTATTATTATACTTTATACAATTGTAAAATCAAGTTTTTTATTCTGTAATACAGAAATCCAATGATCTACCATTTCATCCATCATAGAATAAAATGAAATTTCTGGTGCCCAATTAAGTTCTGTTTTTGCTTTTGTAGCATCACCTTTTAAATAATGCAATTCTTCGGGTCTGCAATATTTTTCATCTGTTATAATATACTTTTTAGGATCTAAATTAAGTCTATTAAAAACGTAATTTACCATTTCACAAACAGACCTGGTTTCTCCTGTTGCGATTACATAGCTATCGGGAGATGGTCGTTGAAGCATTAACCACATTGCCTTTACATAATCTTTGGCATGCCCCCAATCACGTTGTGATCCAAGATTCCCTAAAACCAACTTATTAGATAATCCTAATTTAATTTTAGCTGCTTCTAAAGCTGTTTTGTTTGTGACAAAGTTAATGCCGCGTCTTGGAGATTCGTGGTTAAATAAAATTCCAGAACAAGCAAAAATACCATATGCTTGGCTGTAATTTCTGCATAAAGTATGGGCATATAATTTTGAACATCCATATGGGCTAACTGGAATCATGGGAGTTGTTTCTCTTTGATATCCGTCAGCATCTTTAGCATTACCAAACATTTCTGAAGTTGCGGCGTGGTATACCTTTGATTCTGGAGAAAATCGTCTGACTGCCTCAAGAACAGAAAGAGTACCACCGCCATTGACCTCAAGTGTATAGTGTGGTAAATCAAACGATATCTGAACGTGAGATTGTGCTGCCAAATGATAAATTTCTTCTGGCTGCAATCTCTGGATTACAGATTCAATACTAATTGGATCTGTTAAATCTGCGTAATGCAATTTAATTAAATTTTTATCATGAAGATATTGTATTCTGGTTGTTTGTGATTCTGGTACGGAATTTCTACGAATTGTACCATGAACTTCATATTTTTTATCTAGCAGAAACTCCGCAAGATATGATGCGTCTTGACCGTTTGCACCGATAATTAATGCTTTTTTCATATAAAACCTTTATTAATTTCTATCATATGTTTCTTTATTATCCATATACCATTTAATGGTGCGAGAAATTCCTTCGCTCAAATTAATTTTTGCTGACCATCCCAAACTCTTTAACCTATCATTACTAAGTTTTCTTAGAGGTGTTCCATTTGGTTTAGTAGTGTCCCATACGATTTCACCAGTATAACCTATCTTTTCTTTGATGGTTTCTGCCAATTCTTTTATTGTTACATCCATTCCAGTACCAACATTGATAATATCAGAGCCATCATAATTGTTCATTAGATAAACAGATGCGTCAGCCATATCGTCAGAACAAATAAATTCTCTTGTTGGTGTACCATCACCAAAACACTCTACTGTTGGATGATTGTTTTCTTTTGCATTAATAAATTTTCTAATCAACGCTGGAATTACGTGACATTTTTGAATATTAAAATTATCATTAATTCCGTATGCATTTGCGGGCATCAATGAAATGCAATTGAAACCGTATTGTTGTTTATAATATTGACACATTTTTAAACCAACAATTTTTGCCAATGCATATCCTGCATTTGTTTCTTCTAACTCACCAGTTAAAAGATATTCTTCTTTAATAGGCTGTGGTGTAATTTTTGGATAGATACACGCTGAACCCAAAAACAAAAGTTTTTTGGTGCCAGATAAACTTGCACTATGAATTACATTATTTTGAATTTGCAAATTATCATAAGTAAATTCTGCTGGACACTCTTTGTTCCAACCTATTCCACCTACTTTTGCGGCACAAAGAAATACATATTCTGGTTTTTCTTTTTGGAAAAAATGCCAAACGGCTAGTTGATCTCTGAGATCCATTTCTTGTCTGGTTCTTTTGATTATGTTAGTATATCCTTGTTCTTCAAGCTTTCTGACAATAGCAGAGCCAATTAAACCTCTATGGCCAGCTACAAATATTTTTGCATTTTTATTCATTGGTATCCTTATTAATTGTTTCGTTTACTATATTTGAAATATAAACAATATCCTCTTCTGTCATGTCTGGATTGTTTGGCAAGTACAAGCCATAATCATGTACAACGTCTGAGAATGGATATTGTTTTAAACCATATTGCTTGTAAAAAAATGGTTGTCTTGACATGCTTCCACAAATAAGTGGTCTGCATTCAATGTTGTTGTTTTGTAAATTTTGAGCAATTTTATTTTTATTGGGATGGATTATTGGATATGCAAAATTGCTAACAAATCCTTCATATTTTAACTTCCAATAATTATTTTTAATTAATGAGTCGTAAAGTACAAGATTGTTGTATCTTTTTTGATTTTTTGTATTTAAAGTTTTTAACTGGTTTATGCCAAGAAAAGCTTGTACATCTGTTGCTCTTAAATTAAATCCTGGATAATAAAAAGTATAAAAATTTCTAAAATTGTCTATGTTGTTTTCTTTTTGAAGTTTTTCTTTTGTTTCAACTGATAAGTCTCTACTCCATCCGTGCGACCTAATTGATTTTAATATCTCATACAATTCAAAATCATTCGTACAGACAAAACCACCTTCTATAGTTGAAAAGTGATGGCCAAAATAAGTTGAAAACGAAGACATAATACCAAACGTTCCTGTTTGTTTACTATTATACAACGTTCCAACGCTTTCACATGAATCTTCTAACAAAATTACGTCATACTTTTTGCATATATCTAAAATTTCATTTAACTTATTTGGCACACCCAATACATGTACCAACATTACACATGCTGGATTGTGTTCTTTACAAAGTTTTTCAAAATACTCAACATCTAATCCTAATCCATCTTTGTCTGTATCACACAAAATTGGTTCCATACCAAATTGGATTGCGGGGCTTACAGTGGTGACCCATGATACACAGGGAAGAATAATTTTATTATTCTTCAATCTGTTGGCAACTTTAAGTGCATAAAGCATTGCTAAATTTGCTGAAGAACCTGAATTTACAAATACAGAGTACTTTACTCCCAACCAGTCTGACCACAACTGTTCAAATTCTTCTGTTAACTTACCTTTAGTAAGTTGTGGGTACGTTTTTAACCAGTCACACAGCTGATCAATTTCTTGATGTGTGATTGTGTCTTTTACTAATTTAATTGGTTTGCTTAACATGTTATTTTAAAATATATTTTTGCCATTGTATGGTTTTATCAAGACCATCTTCAAAATTAGTAAAATTTTTTTTATTAAATTCTATCATATATTTTTCAATATTTAAATTTACTAATGATGGGTTTCCTGATAAACTAAATTTATCATCTGCAGGAATTATTAATTCACAATTTAGTTTATTGGCAACTTTTTCAGCCAATTCTTTAATTGTGATTCTAGACATTCCCGCTATATTATACACAGTTTTTTTGCCAAGTAAAGAAATATTCCATAACATTTCTGCTATGTCAGCAGCATAACAATAAGTTCTAATAGAAGATCCACTGTCTAACAGTTCTATTTTGTTTTCTTTTATCGCTTTGTCGATTATGTTCTGCATAACTCTGGTGTCGTTTGCTCTGGCTCCGGGACCATAAGCTAGGCTTATGCGCGCTATCTTGACCGAATACCCACGTTCAGCAAAAGAGTGACATATAGTCTCCCCACAGCGTTTACTTTCGATGTAGCAGGCTCTTGGGTGCTCTGGTGTAGTAGTACCTATTTCTTGCTCAAAAATATTTTCTTTAATCAATCCACTATAAATTTCACTGGTGCTGCAAAAAACAAATGTACCTTTGTCTTTTAATAATTTAAACAAATCAATAATAGCTGAAGTATTTAATTGTATTGTATTTACTTTGTTTCCGATAAATTTTTGTGGTTGGGCGTAGCCAGCCGAATGGATTATCAAATCAAAGTGTTTATTAAAATTTGTTTCAATATCTTGATTAATATTTGTCAAATCACCAACAAGTAACTCACAGTTATTGAAGATTGGGCTAATCTTTGGGTCAATTGGACCAGTAACCCAACAAAAAATTTTAATATTATAATCTAGTTGTGCCGTTTTTAATATTGATAAAATGTGCAAACCTATTAATCCAGTAGCACCAGTTATTAAAACTTTTTTATCTTTTAATAAAGAAAAATTTATGTTTATGTTTTGGTAACTTAATTTTCCATCATTATAAATTATATCAAGCACTTCAATATTCTTTCTTTTAAAGATTTTTCATCTAAGTTTAAATAATAATCATGATCCTCTTTTTTACCATAGTTGGTTAAAAATTTATGTGGAATACCAATATTAAAAAGCTTATATGATTTGCTTTCTAAACTTTTTGTTATTAAAATATTGGCACTACCTTCATAAAACGGTTCACATACTATTATTGTTTCACTAAAATTATTTAGAAGTAGTTTATGATCAAATGGTTTTATAGTATTGTAATATAATACAGTAACGTCTACATCTTCAACTGCCTTTAAAATATTTTTTAACATATTTCCAAAACAAACAATTGTTGCTTTAGATCCTTTTTTTATTAGCTTTGCTTTCCCAAATTCCGTAATATTGTCCAAATCATTTTCGTATTCGCTTAATCTAAAATACGTTGGATTTCCATTGTTATAAGACTGTGTAATCAAACTATCAAACTCTTTTGATGTTCCCGGACAAACAATTTCCATGTTTGGAATGGACATTAAACACATAATATCTCCGGGGCAGTGATGTGTGCAACCAAGAGATGCGTAATCATACGATGCACCTACACTTATAAAATTACCATTTAAACATTGATAACCAAAGTCTACTTTTAATTGTTCAAGACTTCTTTCAACCAAAAATGGTGCAATCGTGTGAACAAAGGGTATCAGTCCAGTTTTAGCCAAGCCAGCTGCCGTTCCTATAGTAGATTGCTCTAGAATTCCTATATTGTAAACCCTGTCTGGCAAGTTAGTCAGCTCATTCTTGAAACCAAATACTCCAATATCTCCTAAAAGAAGACAGGTCTTATTATTTGAATAAAGTATATTCTGTAAAGTCTTTGTAAACTGTTTTCTCATCTTAATTCTTCAATAAACAATTTTAATTCTTCGTCATTTGGTGCTTTGTGGTGCCACTCTGGATTATTTTCCATAACCTTAATACCTTTTCCTTTTATTGTATTAGCCAAAATAAAAAGTGGTTTATTTGTGACGCTAAGTGCAGATTTTATTTGTGCTTCACTATGACCATCTATTTCGACACAATCCCAGCCAAAAGCTTTAAATTTTTCATAAACAGAATCAATACGTATTGCTCTATCTCCAGAGTGATTATAATCCATAATACAAACAAGATTGTTTAGTTTGTGATGTGATGCCAACATCGCGGCTTCCCATACAGATCCCTCATTTGATTCGCCGTCACCAATTAACACATAAACATTGCCTTCTACCTTTTGTATTTTATTTCCAAGAGCCATACCAACCGCTATTGGTAAACCATGCCCCAAAGATCCAGTAGATGTTTCTACATGTTTTACTTTATTGCAGGGGTGTCCTCCAAATTCAGAATTAAAATCACAAAATGTGTTTAAGTCACTTTCAAGTAATCCAAAATATTCTAATACAACAAAAAGTCCAAGGGAAGCGTGTCCCTTGGACAAAACAAATTTATTGTTTTTATTGATATAGTCTTTGTACAACACTAACAAAATATCTAAAATTGAAAGAGAACTTCCTATATGCCCTTCTTTCTTTTTATTTGCTAATGTTAAAATTTTAACAATAAGATCTTTTTTCATTACTCAACACTTTTATAAATTTTTACACTGTCTTCTTGTAGAGATCTTTCACCTTTGATGGCCGAATCTATCATTTTATTTATAGCTTGAACATACATGGGTCGCTTTTGCTTAAAACAAATGTCTACTTTTCTTTTGATGTCAGCCAGTTCTGCGTCAGTTTTGGCTACTCCTGCCATATCTTCTAAAAACCAAGTTCTAATATGAAGAATGACAAGTTTTTCAATTACCTCTCCCAAATTATCAGATACTGCTAAATCAACTGGTAATTTTGGAAGACCGGTTTTTGGGTTTAAAATTTCATTGACTTTATTTTTAATAATCAATTCTAAATTTAATGCAACGTCAATATTCATTTTAATTGCTTTCTATTTCTTTTGAAATAATACTATAAATTGTGTTGTTGTCAAACATATTCGTCCAAAGTTGTTTTGCTTGCTCTGTGGGCAATTGTTCTGGTAAAGCCCATAGGCCATCAGTTCTATATTTTGTAATAGCCAAAAACTTTTTATTTTTGTCAAATAAATTATCTTTATTATGAGCAAAACAAAATGGACCACTCCCGCGACCAATAATAAAATTAACCTTAGTGCTTAAGTAACCAATTTCATTTAAATCCCCACCATCGGTTTTAATAAAATCAGATGTGTAAAATACATTTGGTTGGTATATTTTATTCTTAATATCTGTCATAATAAAACAAACGTCAGTATACTTAATAGATAAATTTTTAACAATAAGATTAAAATCAATAAAAGATGATTGGCCGGATAACACTTCTCCGTTTGCTATTAAAATGTATTTTTTAAATACATTTTTTGATATAAATTCATCTACAAAGCTGGTGTCATACTTAGACCAATTTACATCTGGAACGTAAAAATCTGGTGACTTTAATTCCAAATTTAAATTAAAATATATTTCTTTAAATTTATTATAATTTGCTGTTAAAGAACAACCAACTTCATTTTGAATAAATTTTGCTCTGGAAGAACCAACCCACGTATTGACAAATAAACATTTTGTTGATTCGTCGTATAAAATTTCCATATCATTAAATTGAAAGATATTAAAATTATTAAAAGATAAATTTAATATGTCTTTTAATAATTTTGCGGAACAATTAAATTTATATTCTGCTTGAATTGGCATTTGAGACATAATATCTTTTACAAAATTTCTAGAATAGTGTATATCACCATTATGTCCATTGCTATAAAAAATTAATCCACGTACTTCCTGCATGTGACCTCAATTTTTTTGTAAAACCCAACAATCACCGGGCTGATCGTAAAATACATTTTCAAATTTTTCTAATACTGCCTTTTGTACTTCAGGATAATGAAAATCGTGACCTGCAATCATGCCGCCTACTTTTACTTTTGGATACCAGTGTTCTATGTCTTCCTTTACGCATTCGTATAAATGGCATGCATCAATAAATACAAAATCTAAACTGTTGTCCTCATACATCTTTGATGCCTCTACTGAAGTTGCTCTAACAGGATTTATTATATGTTTTACGGTTTCCGTATTTTTTAAAAATGTTTCATATAACAAATTGTTTTGAACAGCTGGATCATTTTGGTGATAATCTTCATTACCGGATCCCTTCCATGTATCTACGCAATCAAAGTGTATATTTTTCCCTGAGTTATGTATTTCTACCGCCATAAAAGCAGCACTTCTACCTTTCCACGAACCAACTTCTACAAATTTAGATCCAGAGTCAAACCTTTCAACCATAAATTTGTATAAATTTGTATAAGGAAACCAATCTTCTCCGATAGTTTTATAAAAATGTTCTATTTTATTCATAAATTACCTAAACTGTATATGAGTATCTATCTGTTCGCAATCCATGTTTGGACTTAAAAACCTTACGTAATTCGGTATATTGCTACTAGTAAAAATCATTTTGTCACACCTAGAAAGAGCAATTCCTTCTTTAAAAATATCTAATGCTAGCTTGTCTTTGTCTTCATAATTACAAAATGGAATAGTTACGTCATTATTGCTTCTTGTTATATTCTCATTTGTAAATAACATATTACCATACTTGTTTTTAAATGCATCTACAATTTTATATTCGTCAGTAGCTAAAAATATATTTTCATATTTTCCGGTTTTTAAATTGGCATCTATTTTTTCAAAATAGTATTCATCCGGCAATATATCTCCGTGAATAGCGTGGTCAGTTCTTCTTACGTGGACACCCAATGTTTTTGGTTTATTTGGTACTGTATTGAAGAGTTCTTGATATATTGGATTTGAAAAATAATGATAATATTGCAATATATTGTGTATTCTTACAACTTTTTCTTGTGGTACGACTGGAGCATAAAAATGGTGGCTTAATTCAAAAACATTAATAACTTTTGACCAAGGAGATGTGCCGCTTGGTTGGGTTTGTTTAAAAATAAACTTATCAAATAAATTGTCATGTGGATTATTTTGATAAGTGGCGCTGTTCCAAATAAAATAAAAATTGTTTATTTGATTATCATAAAGATAACTTAGACTCGCTGCGATTAAATTGAAGCAGGACATCAAACCACCAGTTCTTTTTTCTATCAGAAGATAAGACATATTACTCCCTTACTTGCAATACCATTTGGTTAAATTGTTTAAAAATTTTAAATGCCCCGGAATGTGTATAAGAAGTTTCATAAGTTTCAGCATCTAACCCAAAACACTTTTCAACATCTACGGGGGCATGAATACTCATTATTCCATTTTGGCACAATTTGGTGATCATACAGTCATTAGGACCAACGTAACCGTTGGCTTCAATGTAAGAACACAGTTTATTTGCTCCAGATTTAGTAATTAAGTATGCTGCCAAACCTTCGCACAAAATAGGTAACTGTGTTTTGTATTCTACAAGTTTATTACTTATTTTTACAAATGGTTCTCGGTACAAATTTATTTTTGGTTGGTTGTGTGCAGTTACATTTTGTAAATTTAAAAAATCAATATTAGAATAGTCAAAAGAATTTAAAAAAAGCAAATCAGATTGTGGGTTTGCGTCATCTTCGCATATAATAACTATTTCGTTATTTGAGTTTAAAAACTCTTTCCATAATTTATAATGTGCTATGTAGGCTGCTATTTCACCAAAACGAATCCAGTTTCTATTCGTATTTTGTAAAAGCAAATTTTCATTTATTTCCAATTTTATATTATCACATACAACAAAATGTTTTCCATTTTCTTCTATAAAAAAACATTCATTTAATTTTATTCCACTTTTAAAATCAAAACCAATATTGTGGTTGTTAAAATTATTTTTTATTTTACTTTGTCTTTCCGTTGCTTCCGGTAAGGTGATAACTTGTACATTCATATTGAAATAGTTTTCTTTATTAATCTTTTAATTTCTTCATATTTTTCATTAATATCGTAATGAAAAATAGGACTTTTATAAATCAATTCATATAAACTTGGGTCATTGTCTACACGTTTAACATATTCTAACACATCATTTATTGAGTTAAAATTATTTACATAGATAAAGCTATTTGGATTAAAATCCTTTAAGACATGATCGCTACCCCAATATATTGGGATGCATCCAGAAGTTTTTGCTTGTAGTATTTTTTCTGTGACATAACCAAGTTTATTTGTATTTTCATACGCCATACAAAATTTGTATGGAGCAATTACAAAATATTTTTTAAGTTGATCTCTCTGTTGATCTCCGTTTCCAAATGGCAATCCAAACCCATCGGTCTTTTTGTATTGATTAAATTTTTGCCAAAATTCCATTCTATTTGCATGTACTGCAGAAAATGGAGTCACACAAAATTCAGTTTTTGGATGATTAAACCACTGATTGTTTGTTAAGGTATCTATATTAACTGGTAAAGCTGGGCATTGTTCGCTTGTTAAATTGTATTTGTTGATGTAGAGCATCCACAAAGGAATTCTAATATTTCCATTTGGCAAATCTGTTGGATCAAATGTAAAATGATAATCTGCAATGTCATAGAACGGGTTTTTTGGCTCCGCTATATGCGATATCAATTTGGTTTTTGATCTATCTAACCCCGGAGGAATTAAATTTTCACCAATTAAACATAAATTAGATTCATACGGATTTGTTGTATATGAAAAATCATTTCCATAAATGTCTTGGAACAATGATTTAAAAAAGTTATCTTCGTAATTAAAGTTTGGCCAAAAACCGTATATTGATAATTTAATCATTCATCACACTCTTGTAAATACAATCATCAGCAGTAGTAAGACTATTTACTCTTTCGTAATTTTCTTTTACATATGGCAAACATTCTTTATATAGTTCTGGTGTAAGAAAATCAAAAGTTTCCATATCATCTATAAAAATTATACCTTTACTATTAAAATCTTCACCAATGCTTTTGTCACCATAATATATAGGCACCGTTCCAGTGGCAAAACAGTCTGTTATTTTTTCTGTATAATATTTTGGATATATGCTATTTTCTACAACTATAGAAAACATGTAATCCTTCAATCCATCTAACTTGTTGGGTATAAATTTATAATCTCTACCGTAAATGTGGTCTGCAAATCTAGAATCATTTTTTAATTTTTCAAACAATTCCATTCTTTTAATGTGCCCAGAAGTAAATTGTTTAAAGCTGGTTATGTATGAACATAATTTTGTTTTTTCATATATGCTTGCTTTATCTACCCATGGCATATTAGATGCAGGTGGATTGTATATAAAAAACTTTGGATCAATTTTTATAATTCTTTGATCATTTGTAAAAATATTTTTATATCTTAACTTCAATACATCTTTATTTGATGTCACTCCCATTATAAGGGAGGATATAATTTCCGAAGACTCACCCAACCAACCATATTTGGGTCCGGTATATCCATCATTCATATATCTAAAAATTGCATCGTCAAAATAAATTACGGGAGCATTGTTTGTTGGATATGTATTAAAAATCCAAGAAAATAATTTTGGTGGACTTTTCAAACATGAGTGATTATTAAAAGCACTGGTAAAAATATTTAATGTATTCATATGACAATCCAATTTTTACAATAAAGGTCAGACCACTTGTGAATGTCGAGTTCATCTCCAAACCATTTTGCTGGAGCAATTACTTGATTGGTATTTGAAAGCCAAGCTCCCCACCAACTAAATGTACTATTGGCTATAATATGATAATTACACATACTCATTAAACACATGTCCATTTTTTCATTTAAATTTTGATTTAAATTTTTATTACGACTATTTGTTTTTAAGCTGTGATGTACTTCATATGGAGTATCACTAAAAATAATATACGGAATATCTTGTGGTAATAAACTTAAAGCACGTAAATAATACTGTTCATCGCAGATTGGGTGTTTACCTTTTAATAATTTAAAATCACCGATGCGCACATGAATGGCAATTAATGGATCGCTAATTTGGTTTCTTTTATATAAAGATTCTTCATATATTTCATCTTTAAAAGTAAATTCTTTTTTAATATCTTCTTTGTAATCTGTAAAATACTTTTCACTTTGAAAATATCCTCGTATTTCAGTATTATCTTTTACATTAAATACAGAATCATTATATTCCCAACAAGGGGGCTCATACAAATATTGAGGCATATAATAAGAACAATCTTTTGCACTTAAATTTTTAAAATATTCAGGCAAAACAAAATTAAAATATGGATTTTCGTGTTTATTTTTATATGGAACACCAAATTCATAATTATTTCTTTTTGCTACTGAATATAAACAAGCATATTGAAATAATTGATTGCCAGCTCTTCCATGTACACCTAGTGTTTTAAATGTAATCATAATACTAAATTATTTTTCACTTTAAGAGGTTGATCAGTAAGGCGTTGCCATTTATTAGAACTTTCCCTATCATCCGATTGATATATCATAGGACTATTTGGTGTTAATACCATATATTCTTTTTGAATACCTGCAGTACCCACATCCCACGGTTTATTTAAATCATATAAACAAAATTTACCAATTTCAGACATAGCTTGCCTATATTTGGGTGTAATGTACAAAATGGCATGTGCAGCTAAAATACCATTTATTCTTAAATAATTTTCATTGTACATTGCAGTTTGATAGTAAATATTGCCGTGTGAAATACCAAGATAGATTCCATCAGCATCATCTGGTACTTCAATTACTGGATTAAAATTATCATAAAATTCAACATCATCTTCTAAAATCAACAATGGTGTTGAATAATTTGTATCATCCAAAATGTCAATATGAGATTGTCCACACCCCCTAAAATGTGCTATCGATTTATCTGTATTTGGAGGTGGTGGAATTATTAAACCTGGTTTTCTATGTGTATTTTTAAAACCAAATTTGTGAAAACGTTCTTGCATAGTTTCAGCATTCTTTTTTGCTGAGTCTAGATTTATCCAGACAACCGAAATTTCACGCAAATCAATAATCATTTTAGTCCTTTCAACTATTATAAATTACCTTTAAGAAAAGTCAAGATTATTTATTTGACTTTATTCTAGAGTACTATAAAATAAATCATAAAAGATGAATCTAGAGAACCTTAAAGAACTTATTACTAAAGACTCTCAAATAGACTCTACTGAGTTAGGTATAGAGTCTCTTAAGATACCTCAAATACACTCTAAGTATCTAACCATACTTGCAGATGTCAAATTACTTTTGGCAAAATATCAAAATGATTTGGCCGTATTAAAATTGCGTAAATGGAAAATTTACACAGGAAAAGCTTCTAAAGAAGAACTTGAATTGTGGAAAGAAGAACCATCAGAACTTACTTTGTTAAAAAGCGATGTAGAACAGTTTGTTGAAGCTGATGCAAAAGTTATAGAATTGAAATCTAAAATATCAGTTGCAGAAGTAAAATTAAAAATGGTTGAAGAATTTATACGTTCAATCAATAATAGAAATTTTATGATCAAGTCTGCTATTGAGTGGCATAAACTTATGAATGGCGTAGCATAAATATTATGTGGATATTGAAGTTGAATCTATTGATGAAGTTCGCTACTACATCAAAACCGAACAAGCGATAAAAAAAGAATTGCGGGATTATTTTTCATTTATGGTCCCCGGTGCCGAATATATGCCTATGTTTAAACGCAGGCTATGGGATGGGAAAATTAGATTGTATGATATTCTTTCTTCTACATTACCAAGAGGATTAAAAACTTATTTAAAAAAGTTTGCCGAAGAAAGAAAATACTTCTTAAATATTAAAGAAACAAAAAATAAAGTATGCATTACAGAAGAACAATTTTTAAAGTATTACGATTCTTTAAAAGTATCTGTTCGAAAGCAACCAGTAAAAATGCATGCACACCAACAAGAAGCAATTCTACATGCATTAAACAACCACAGGGGGGTGGTGATTTCTCCAACTGGTTCAGGCAAAAGTTTAATCATATACGTCTTGGTCAGGTTTCTGCAATCCGTAATAGGTATAGATCGTAAAATTTTAGTATTAGTTCCTACAGTTGGTTTAGTAAGCCAAATGGAATCTGATTTTTTTGATTACTCAACTCAAGATAAATCTTGGTCGTGTAAAAAATATATTCACAAAATATCAGCAGGACAGGATAAAGATACTAATAAACAAATTGTAATATCCACGTGGCAGTCGATATATAAACTACCAAAAACTTGGTTTGATCAATTTGATGCTATCTTTTTTGATGAATGTCATCAAGCCAAAGCAGAATCTATCAACTTTATTGGTCAGAAACTTTCCAAAGCTTGGTTTAGAATAGGAACCACAGGAACTTTACAGCAAACACAAGCACATAGATTGAGTATTGAAGGTATATTGGGTCCAGCAGTACAATTTATTCATACTAAAAATTTAATGAATAAAGGCTTGCTTGCTAAACTGGGTATAGATTGTATAATTCTTAAATATACAGAGGAAGAAAAAGAACTTCTTAAAAAACAAAAATATTCCGATGAAATAAAATGGGTGGCAAAAAATGAAAAAAGAAATCAATTCATTAAAGAACTTGCCCTCCGAACAAAAGGAAACACGCTCGTACTCTTTAATTACGTTGAGGACCATGGCAAGCCACTCCACGCTCTCATACAAGCAGCGGGAAGCAATAGACAGGTATATTTTATATCTGGAAAAACAGAAGCTGAGACAAGAGAACACATCCGCAGGGTTGTGGACCGAGAAAAAAATGCAATATTGGTTGCGTCTTTCGGCACTACTTCTGCTGGTATCAACATTGTCAATCTTGATAATATTATTTTTGCCTCTCCTACAAAATCTGTTATAAGACTTTTGCAAAGTATTGGACGTGGGTTGCGTGTTTCAGAGAAAAAGAAAACATTAAAAGTTTATGATATTGTTGATGATTTAATTTATAAATCTCACAAGAATCACGTATACAGACATTTTGAAGAGCGTTTAAAAATATACAAAAAAGAAAAATTTGATTATAAAATATATTCAATGTCATTTATTGATTTGTTAAAAGATAAATAATAAGGAAGGGAGGACATACATATGTCCGAATCACTTCCTGAGAATTCATTCTCGGGCGTTTTAAGAGTTGTGAAGCTGTTGACCGGCGAAGAAATTGTTGGTCTCGCTAATGAAGAAACGCCTGGAAAAATTACAATAAAATTACCAGCAAAATTAGAAAGTTATTTTGAGAAAGATCAAAATGATGTTGTTGTAGAATATGTTCGTCTAACAAATTATGCTGGAAATCTTAAAGGGTTTGAAGTTACTATTTCTGAATCAGCTATTATTTTTATTGGTCATCCTTCTTTAGAATTAGAAAAAATGTATGAAATATATTTTATGACCATGCAAAAGGATCCTAAATCTATTACCTCAAGCTTGCCGGAAGGCACAGCTAATGTAGAATCTGGTTTACAACTTTTAAATGATTTATTTACAAATGAAGATTTTGTAAATTTTGTAAATGATTTAATGGATACTTATGAAGGTGTTGAAATTTTAGCAGATTTTGGTGACGAAGATGATGACATAGAACCAGAGCCAGAAGCCTCTGTAAGCCCTCCGGTAGAAGAAGAACCCGAAGCTAAACCCAAGAAGAAGAAACGCCGTACAATCAAACCAGAGGGCAATAAAATGCCATATAAACCTGATAAGCCAGTTACGGATCCACAAAGCTGGTCAGACGATCCTAAAGATTATATGTAATTAAGATCCGTATGGATATCCAAGAGCACCCGGAGCATCTGGATTAAGATCATAATAAGAAAATTTAAATGTAGCTGATGCTTTTATGATGATTGCATCGGCTGCATCTGATTGAAATACTAGTCCACTTAATCGGGTGGGAATTACGTGAGCAAATTTTACAGTAAGAACTGGATTTGGTGTATCACAATTTACTGTAGGGTGTAAAATTAAAGATGCACTATAATGCCAATTTTGGTAAGCTAAATCGTAATTATAAGCATCTTGTATGTTTGTTATATCACGCATCCAAGAATAAATGGTTTTCCAGTTATTTAAATTGTTATCTACCAAAAATTCTACAACAAGAGGTTCATATTGAACTGTCATTGTTGGTACTGGTATTGTTGTACCAAAAATTGTAGGCTGTGATTGATCAGGAACAGTTAATCCGGGAAGATTGGCTTTCTGGACCATCAATTCTAATTGATCTGTTCCGCGCTGAATTTTAAAACTAAAATAGTTAGCGTAAAGATTATTAGTATTATCTTGGCACGGATTTGTTGTCATGAATTAGCCCAATGGTGTATTTGAACCGTAATAGCATGGGCCATTATTACCTGGATAACTAATACAATTTCCTGTCATATCTTTATTATAAGATACTGCTAAATTTTCTGGCCAAAACATTTGCAGTAAAGTTTGAATTGCTGGATAAGTTATTGTTCCAGAACTATTGGTCCAACCTTGAGTATATTCTCTATAATATTGGTTATACAATCTAATTCTATTTGCTTCTGGTATATGATACCATCCAACAGCCAATTGAGTCCATTTTTGTAACCAAAGTTTTAATGTACTATAGTGAGGATGTGTATTTGGTAGACTATCAAGTAAATTTAAATTAATCCAATGTAACATACTTGTATTACCACCCAATGCTGTTTGTGTGTCACCAGTCACTACAGGGTTTAATGTAGTAGTTCCACCAATATGCCTATAGTTTGGGTCCCAATCATAATTAACTCCCGGTGCTTGTCCTTGAGCTAAAGAGAATGATTCTCGTTCTTCGATTAAGTATGTTTTAAAACTTTTTAAGAAAGGCATATAAAATATTTATAAAAAAAACCCTCCCGATTTCTCGGGAGGGCTCTTTATAACCTTTTAGTTATATTATTGGCACATACCATGTAGATTGAGGACTTGTGTCAATCTATAGTATTGGTTGATACCTTGAGTCAAGGCTTCACCATCGGGGACGGTGCCGTTGAGGACGTATGGGTTAGCAACTACGCCGTAACGGGTCTTGAATCCAATCTTTGGTTGGAAGGTATTTGGATCTACTGCACGAACCATTTGGAGCGGAACGTATGGGCAGTAGAAGAGACCAGCGTCATAAGGAGATTCACCCTTATATCCGACGCAGAAGAAGTTTGCGCCGAGTGGGGTGTATGGATCGATATAGACGCGAACCTTACCATTGAGCAATCCAGCAAAGGTGCTTTGAGTATCATCAACATTGAGTTGAGGAGAGATGCCGGGGCTCAAACTCATGAAACCAGACATTGCAAGGGCTGCTGCGGTATCGCTATCGCAGATTACAAAGTTACCCTTACCACGACGAGTTTCCTTGGCGATTGCGTTGCATTCACGTTCAATTTGGAAAGTGAGGCCACGGAATCTTTCAGCAGACCAACGACCGTCTGAGTCTGAATTAAGATCGTATTGACCTCTGTTGGTCAAATCGCCTTGTTGAGAACCGCTGCGTGAAACGTAATAGATGGTACGAACGATTTCGCGGTTGATTTCAGCAAGAATTTCTGTGCTGAGAAGATTTGCGAGTTCGGCTTCGGCATCCAATCCGTGAACAGCCTTGAGATCTTGAGCCAATTCGATGGTGTAGTTGCTGCTTAGAGCGCGAGTACGAGCTTGTACGGCAACACGGTCAATTGAGAAGGCCATTTGGTTAAAGGCGCTGTATGGGTTGCTAGTTCCGCTACCCAAACCTTCACCAGAGTTGGTCAACATACCACGGAAAGCACTGAATTGTGCTGCAGTAACATTGTTTCTGAGGTATATTGGGTTGTTACCACCGCTAAATCCGCAAGAACCGCAGAGACCAAAGAAACCGCAGATACCACGTTCTGAGGCACCGAGAGTGTAACCAGAGCCACCGTATGCTGGGAAGGCTTCTTGGAACATAGCTTCAGTGTAGAAAGTGGTATTGCCGTAGTTTTGGCCACCGTAGTTGGCGCGCATAGCAAAGATCAAGCCAGTTGGAGCAGTCATTGGCTGAACGCCGCAGATGTCATAGGCCATGAGATTTGGCATTGCACGACGGACGAGACTGATAAGAACTGGATCATAACCTGCGACTCCACCATTGTTGGTGAAGTTGGTTGGCATGCCCAAGTTATTAGAAGTCATGTCTTCGGTGAGGTGTTGAGAACGAATAGCTTGCTCTTCGTTTTCAAGAAGGACGGCAGTGACCTTCTTACGATAATCATCAGAGATGTTTGGTAGGGCACCATGCTCAAGCACGGGGCTCCACTTCTCTGTTAAAATGTCATATGGGGTATTGTCTTGAAAGTTCATTTGTGTAATATCTCCTAAGTAAAATTATTTATAATTTTTGTTTTTTATACTTTTTTGTTAAGTTTTCCGATTACGCTAGCATAGTTTTCTACAGTAGAATTTTCTAAAGGTCTAACTGCAGAGAAGGTCATTTCTTCATTGATTGGTTGGTATTTTTGAACTGGAACTGAACGTACAAAATTTGCTTGTGAGCTCATGTAATTATTTCTAATTGCATTTAATTTTGCTTGATATTCACCAGGATTTTCAAAGGATACATTTTCCATCAATGATTGAAGTTTTGCAATTTGAGTGTCTGCCAAATCTTTTGTCTCAGCAACAAAGATGGTGGCACATTCATTCAACATAAGTTCTTTCTTAATGTTGATGTTTTCATTAATTGTATTGTTCAAGGATTGTTCTAGATTTCTATTTTGTGCATACAACTCGTCAAGAGCATTGTATTTTTCATTTGGAACATCGATGTAATGATTTTCAAAAAGATTCTTCAAACCACCGATAAAGTTTTCAGCAATTTGAGTCTTAATTCCTTGTTCGACTGCAAGAGTATTATCTTGCATCCATTCTTCTACGACATAATCTAGATAGTCATCAACCTTTTCAACCAAAGTATTGGTGACGTTTTCTAGATAAGAAGCAACATTTTCATCAATCTTAGTTACAATGTTATTTACTTTTGAATCTGATTTTTCTTTTACAGCAGCTTCAAAGATAGCTTCAAGTTGAGAAATCAATTCACCAGAGACATTTTCACCAAGAAGAGAAATTAAAGCATTTCTGAATTGATAAGAATTGTTTTCTTCAACTTCAGTTGGCTCACTGGATTCATTGGCATTATCAGCTTCTTCTTCTTCATAATATTCATCCTCGGGTTCTTGAGAAGTTTGAGAAGGACCAGGTGTGCGCATGTTTGGTGCAAATGCGCCAGACATAGCTGCTACTGGAGTTGGGACTTGGGCTTTAGCCAAATTATTGGCCTTAACCACTGGTTGTGGGGTGAAGGTACCTTTACCATCTGGGGTACGGGCGTCACCGTTTACGGGAGTGTATTGTTGGTTTAAATTATTCATTAGTATATCCTTGAAACTTAAATTATTTATAATTTTTAATAAATTCCTTTTCGCTTGCCTCGTTCCAGATAGCCACCAGCGCCTACAGCAGCGTTGGCAGTTTGGCTACCAATACCAGACATATGTGATAGTGCAGACTGTGCACCAAATGCATTTGTAACCCAATCAAGAGGATCTATACCCATTGCAGCCAATGATCCTACTTTATCAGAAACTTTATCACCTAAAATTCCAAATCTGCTTCCCTTAGATGGTTTTGAGGGTGGTATTCCATGTACACTTTGGCTTATAGCACCACCAATAATGGAGGGAATATCCTCAATTTGTCCAGAAGGACTTCCAAGATATTGTTGTGCTAAAATAGTTTTTACACCCCGTTTTACAGCAAATTTAACTGCTGGATCCGTTCCAATAAGAGAGGCGGCATTTTGTGCTGCAGCTCCTGCAGAGGGCTTAACTGCACCAACTACACCACCGACAACATTACCTAATACATTTGTTTTATTTAAATAATGGTCAATATAAGAATCTGCCATTTTACTAATTG